ATAGCATCTTTACAGGCAGTGCTGAAGCAGAACGTGCAGTCAAGGACCTAGCAAATGTAATTGCTGACCCTAGCCGTATTACTATTAAATGGGACGGTGGCATTGCACTGTATTTCGGACATACACCCAATGGTGAATTCTTTGTGTCAGACAAGTACATGTATCCAAAAGGTATATATGCAACTAGTCCCGAACAATGGCTGCAATATGATCAAACAAAGACACGTGGCGCAGTGCGCGATGATTTACCTGCTAAGTTACAGCTAATTTGGCCAGGTCTGCAGGCCGCAGTAGGCAATACTCCAGGTGTCTTCATGGGCGATTTAATGCACACAGGTCAGTTAAAACCTGCTAATGGTAATTTTGTTTTTGAGCCAACTACAGTAACATATACTGTACCAGTTAACAGTCCAATGGGCAAGATTATTGCCGGCAAAGATGGCATTGTTGTTGTACACAAATACAATGATCGCCCATGGGACGGAGTTAGCGGGTTAACCAACTCTGGAAACGTTGCTATTATTAGTCCCACAGCAGGAAATCAGTTTGTATTAAACGAACCCACAAAATTATTAAACACTGCCAAAAAAGCCATTACACAATACGGCGAAGCCGCAGACGAGTTTAGAGCAGGACTTGGTACAAAGGTCGCTGTTGATACAATCAAAACCTATTTTAACAAAAAGATTACAGGACAAATTAGCGAGTCGCTAGAAGACTATCTAGTGGGTTACCCTGCACAACATCGTAAGTTAATTGGTGAAGATCAAACGGGATATATCCCTCAAAACACTACGGGGTATCAAGCATTAGAAGCTATTTGGGTGGCAATTTACAATCTAAAAGTAAATCTTGTACAACAACTTAACGCCCAAGTTAAGGGCTTTACACAAACTGTAGACGGAAAATCCGGCGGGGAAGGCTTTGTTTTCCCAGGGTCACAAGGCCTAGTTAAACTGGTTATCCGTGATTCTACTGGATTCGGTGGCACACACTTTAATAAACCTCGCAATAATACCTAGTTTTTTGTCATTTGTATAAATAATTACATGCAGTTCGTATAGAACTCATTAATTTTTAAAGGAAAAACAAAATGGCAATCCAAACACGTTATGCAGGTGATGCAAATGGTATTAACAACTTTGACGGCGCTTACGATGGTACACTAGGTACTTTGATCGCTACTGGTGCTACTAAGGCTCCAACAGCAATTTCTATCGTATTGGGCAAGTCTCAAACTTTCGCAGCAGCTGACTCAGCTACTGGCGGTGTAGTTGAAACTTTCCTACGCCAATTGGCAATCGATGGCACAATTATCGCTTATCAAGTTAACAGCGGTTCATTGAGCGTATTGTTAGAAGCAACTGGTGCTGGTACAAGCAGCGGTGGTGTAGTAACAGGCGTTGCAACAGCTCTACAAACACGTATCCAATCTTTGGGTAACGCTTCTGTTGGTGCTGGCGGTTCTAACATCTGGGCTAACGCAGCTACAGTAACAAACGTTGGTTTGAAACTAGCAACAAGCTAATCAAGCAATTGATTAAACAAAGAAGGCACTTTATAGTGCCTTTTTTTGTGGCCGCTAAATACTAACATGAACACCGGACTAAAATTATTCCAAGGCTTTACCTTAGTAGATATAACAGCTACCGGTGTCACACGTAGTAAAAATGTTGATGACATACAACGTAATCAACAACGTAACTGGGAAACAGTACTACAATGTATTGGACTAAGGGCGCAGCCGCAAAACATAACTGTTCCGCAATATACAGATATGGATGTTGGTGGATTCCAGTTTGGTGACCTATACAGCGGAAAGCATCGAGTATGGACATGGTCCTGGACTGTTGATCAAAGTGATGTTTATGATATAGGCGATAAAAAGCTAATTGGTCTAGTTACAGACTTTGAGCAGGTTCCTATTGTTTGCGGACTAGAAGAAACTGCACGTTTTATGTTGCCCATCTTTTATCCACATGGTGCAATTAAAAACATATACTTTAAGCAGCATATTTTGGAATAAATACTAACTCGATGCTACGGCACACTTAGGCACAACATAGGCAATACACTGGCACAACAAACAGCATTAGACAACTACAACGGAGATTGAAGCAATGGCTTCCAGCGATATTGAAAAGAAAAGCCTAGAGGCGCACGTAGAACTTTGCGCTGAAAGGTATAAGAACTTGGACGAACGACTAAGAAGTTTAGACGAACGTATGGATTCCATTGAGCGTTTGATTGTAGAAATCAAAGGAGCAATTTCTACAACCAAACCTACAGAAGATTCCACGGGCCCATATAAAATGATGTTAACCATTGGAACTACAATTGGCGGCGCACTTATTGGCGCACTAATTACACTTATAGTACATATCAAATGAAAATAATCGAATTGCTCAACACAGTACAACTGTCCATTACTAATGAGCAGGCTGACTTGTTGGGCCGCTTCACTGAAGAGCCAGTTATATCAAAAAATGCGTTAAATGAACGCGAGCAAGTAATTGCAAATCAATTAACAGCGCAAGATGTACTTTTGCGTTTGAAAGAAAATGGCCAAATCATCTACAAGAAAAAAATCCGCTAAAGACGTTCCAACAGAAGTTACGCAGGTAATCAACCTAGCAGCTGATTACATTAAGTGGTGGACTGACCGCGAACTAGAACGTTTACGCACAGAAAATAGTAACCCCGTTTGTGTCCCAGTAAAGAATGGGTATAGAATCGGATTGTACCGTTTACAGGTACACCCAAATAAATCCTGCGAAGTTTATAACTTTAATCGGGAAATGCTACACCGCTTTGAAAGCAAAGTTAGCGCCATACTATACACCATTTACACTATCAAACAACGATACATGCAGGCAGATGAAATACTGCAATGGGATCGGGAAATAAATAAAAATTATACAGACATGTTAAGTTTGCGTAGAAGTTTAGAGCAAGCTCAGCGCGAAAAGGACTATGATATTGTAGATATTAGGCGTGCAAGACTAGAAATAGCCCAATCTAAGCTAGAGTTTGCTCGGGACAAAATATCAAAAATACACAAACATGCTAAGTATTCCAAAGTTTGGGAATGAGGCTAAATACAACATAAAGTTTGGGAATAAACCACTATGAGATTATCAGAAATGCACACAGCGGTAACACCGCAAAAGATTAACAAAGTAATGGAAAGCCGTTTCGGTTTTTCTATTGACTATGACAATCTAAGCTATGCTAAAGCAGAACGCCTGAGCAAAGCATTAACAGAAAACATGGCTGCTATTAAAAAGTCTTTTGGCGCTCACACCGTTGAAAAGAATGCCAAGTACATGGAACTTATGCTAGTTAAAGAAGGTCTAGACCGTTGGATGACTAGCGAGCAAGGTCTATTTGAAAGCGAAATGGGTCGTAGCGAAGCTGTTCTAGCTGCCAAGGACATTGTTGACAGCGTTCAAGACATGCTAGAAAAAATCTCTAAGATCCAAAACGAACAAGTTCCTGCCCTAATTGACACTATCCGTGATCAAATTGGTAGCGAGCAAGCAGAACAATTTAAAGGCTCTATTAGCCCAATGCTAACAGAACTATACACAGCACTAAGCACAGCACGTGAATCTAGCGACACAGCAGTTCGCGCACTAGCAGGTGAAGATGTTGGTATGGCAATGGACATGGGTATGGGCGCACCTGACGCAGGTATGGATCCAGCACTAGGTGGCATGCCAGGCGAAGAGCCAATGAGCGATTTTGACACAGACGGCTTTGATGCAACTGATGCTGCTGTTGGCGGTGAAGAAGAATTAGGAAGAGAGCGCCGTTAATATGCGTATTAACGAGATCATTCTCGAGAACTTGGGTCCAGGAATGGACCTTCCTAGTTCTGACATCGAAGATGAAGCCCACACTCGTGGCGATGCATCTTTAATTACAGCATTAGAATTATTACGTCAAGAAGCCGAATCTAGCAGTGCAGTTACACCTCGTGTAAGAGCCAGTACTGTTGTAAGCAGAGTGCAGGCCATTCCCGGTAACGAAGCATTTAACTATGCACTACTTGATGCAGCCTTTAAAGACAATGAAAAAGTCAAGGCAATGATTAAAAGCATCAAGGACGATGAAAAGACTGGTGAGAAGTATGTATACCTAACACCATCTGAAGCAAGTGTAGTCGATGCTGATCCAATGGCCGCCGGCGGTGATGCTGGTGGTGATCCAGAAGCTTCAATGAAGACTGTATCACAAATGGCCAATAGGGCTCTTGCAAAGCGTGACTAATTCTGCTATAGTGTCCTTTAAGGGGTATATATGGCATACAGCGACAAGGTAGTTGATCATTATGAGAACCCACGTAATGTGGGTTCCTTTGCGAAAGAGGACGCCGATGTTGGTACAGGTATGGTAGGCGCACCAGCCTGTGGTGACGTTATGAAACTACAAATAAAGGTAGACAATGGGATTATCACCGACGCACGTTTTAAGACTTATGGTTGCGGGTCTGCTATTGCGAGTAGTAGCTTGGTTACTGAATGGGTTAAAGGTAAAACTCTGCAAGAAGCCGAATCAATTAAAAACAGTGCAATAGCCGAAGAGCTAGCACTTCCCCCAGTTAAGATTCATTGCAGTATTCTTGCCGAAGATGCTATCAAGGCAGCAGTTGAAGACTACCGCAAAAAACATGATCTCTCTAACTGAACAAGCAAATAAAAAAATTAAACAAACTCTAGAACGCCGTGGCACTGGCGTTGGAATAAGGGTGGGAGTTAAAACTACAGGTTGCTCAGGATTAGCTTATGTGCTAGAATATGTAGATAAACCTCACCCTGAAGATCAAGCAATAGACTGTATGGACTGTAAAATATTTGTAGATCCAAAAAGCTGTCCATATATACAAGGTCTGACTATAGATTATGTTAGACAAGGTCTTAATGAAGGTTTTGAATTTCGCAATCCCAATGAACGTGACCGTTGTGGTTGCGGAGAAAGTTTTAGAGTTTAATGGAAATAATCAAACATACCAACGGCTTTCCTTATGCTTGGAAGGCAGGTCGGGTTGAACAACTTATACGTTCAATATTAGAAAACAAAGCAAGAGAACAACTTAATGTCAACAGGGTTATGATTATTAACCCCACATGGTTACATGAAAATGACATTCAAAAAGACATACAAGAAAAACACCCAGACTTTATCATCTGCCATAACTTTGTGGATCCGGCTGTACCAAAGATATTTGAGGCAATTGAAACCTCCGGTGTACCATACCTTATCTTAGGCAATGCCGGACAGTATAGATTAGACTTTTGGGCTATGGTCTGCGATCTATACTTTCAAAATTATGAAGAACATGATGTAGAACTACGTGATACCGCACGTAAGTTTATCTGTCTGAATCGTAAACCACATCCGCACAGACGTGCCCTAGTAGAACAGCTACTACCTTATCGCGAACAAGGTTATATTAGTCTTGGGCTTCCTGGTAATCCCATTACACTAGAAGAAGAATTTGCAGACGAGCAAGGTATTCGGGATGAGTACGGTAATCTAGGTGTAGACGAAACCTTTGTTAGTAGGAAAATTCTCAATGACATTTTTAGTGTCGGCAATTTAGATATCTGGCGTAATAGTTTGTTGTGCCTGGTAACTGAAACAGAATTTGACAACCCTAATCAATCTAATTTTTTTACTAGCGAAAAAACATTTAAGCCTATTATAGGTATGCGTCCATTCTTTGTATATGGACAGCCTTTATTAAGACAACATCTTAAGGATAATGGCTTTGACATATTTGAGGACGTCTTTGACTATAGTCGAATAGATACTAGTCTAGGCGATCACGGCAGACAACTGCAATATGCACAGATTGCAATAGATGCAATTAACCGCATAGACAATCCACACAGAGAATATCAAAAGTACTTTGGGCGCTGCCAAGCAAACAAAGCACAGTTTAGAACGTATGTTTACAATCAGTGGCAACGTCTATACAATTTAGATCTACGCAATTATGTTTAAAGTGCCCGGGTGGTCAATGATAGACAACCCTTACGAATTTGTTTGGAATGATGGCGAGTCTTTGCTGGTTACAGCAGGAGACAGTTGGACCTACGGCGATAGTCTTGGCAATACTAAAGTAAGACTGGGCAGAGACGATAAAGTATATAGACTAGATCATGTATACGGTAATCTAATGGCCCAAGAGCTAAAGGCAAACTGGATTAATCTAGCCATGCCCGGTGGATCTAATTCGTTAATTGTATCTTGGGTAGAAATGCTGTTAGATACTATGACATTACAAGATTATTATCGTGAAATGAAAGATCCAATGAGATGTGTTATTACACTCACTGAATCAGGTCGTCATGAAGACATGAGACTTATTGATCGCAGTCTAGGTACACAACAACAGGTATTAGAAAAAATAACAGCAGAGATATACGGTCGCATAACCATGCTGATGTTAAAGCATCCTGAAGTTAAGTTTATCATTGGTCATAATTTTACAGACAGTGTTAGCACTATGCCCTGCAATCAGAGCTGGTTAGAAGTAATGCTAGGCGAACGGATACAGAATGGCACACACATTGTTATCAGCGAACACATAGAACAGATGAATTACGATGCACGTTTTCCTGATGTGTTAGACGTTATGTCTCGAGCAGAAACACGTATGGATCTATTAGACTCTTGTGACTACTGCTACAAAGAAGATAGTCGTCACCCCAACGAACAAGGGCATCGAATGTGGGCAGATTATTTACTGGGGCAAATATGAAAGCCATAGAAATAACAGACGAAGAAATTTACATACAAGGGCATTTGTTTGCTCGTAAGGATTTCTCTTTAGTAGGTAAAGAGTTAATAATTGATGCCATTGCAAAAAACTACAAAGGGCAAAGTTTGCGTGTCAGCTTCTGGGATGGTGAGAATGTAGAGTTTACTGGCTTTATAAAGTTTGTAGAATATATCTGTCAATGCTTTAGTATACCACACGATCGGGTGTTAATTGAAAGTCACGATCCTGATATAACAGCTTTCCCTAGTAGAGTCATGTTGCCTGGAATATTTCTTGGCATAGGTCAACATTTAAATTTTAAAGGTCACAACTGCAACAACGGGAAATTTGTTGGTACACTGTTAGGAAGATCAAACCCCACACGACTAAGACTAGCATACGAATTAGATCGAGCATTTCCCGATGACAACTATACAGTGTTCCAGCCACAGCTCGAACAAATTCGTTCTGAATACGCATTGGTTAAAGAATTATATAAAAAAGAACTAGACTGGCTAGAGACAAAACAGTTTGATCAAGATATACACAGTCGTAGCCCATCTGGTGCAATGAGCTGGCAGGAATCAGTTGCAACTTATGCTGATGTATGTAATAATTACAAAATTGAAATTATATCCGAAACCGATGCGTTTAGTAATTATTGGTTAACTGAAAAGACTGGGCGCTGCCTAGCAATAGGAAAACCTTTTATATTAATAGCCGGGCAACACAGTTTAGAAAAACTTAGACTACGTGGATTTCATACATTCCATGATGTTATTGATGAACGATATGATTACTCCAAGTCGCCCACTGGCCGAATATATAACGCATTGTCCAGTTTAATGGAGTTACACAGGCATAAAGATAGAGATGCTATCATTGACCGTATGTACAAGATAGCAGCACAGAACGTAGAAATATTTAAAGAATACTCAAGCACACAAAGAGAAACATGATTAAAAGCCCATACGATTACACCCCCTTAAACAGAACCACAGTAGATGGCAAGCGCCATTACATGACTCCTGACGGTAGCAAGGTTCCCAGCGTTACAACTATCTTAGATCGAACTAAAAGTGAAGAGTCAAAGCAGGCCCTGGCCAATTGGAAAAAGCGTGTAGGCGAGCAACAGGCACAACAGATTACTACAGAGGCAGCTAACCGTGGAACACGGATGCACGCCTACCTTGAGCATTATATCCTGCAAGAGGATATGAAACCCTTGCCACCTAATCCCTATGCACATCCAAGTTGGTTTATGGCAGCAGAAGTTATTCTACATGGACTAAGTCACGTGACAGAATTCTGGGGCAGTGAAGTACCATTATATTATAGTGGGTTATATGCTGGCACCACAGACTGTATTGGTGTATGGAAAGGTCGTCCTGCTATCCTAGACTTCAAGCAAAGTAACAAGATTAAGAAGCGTGAATATATCACTGATTACTTTTTACAATTAGCTGCCTATGCACAGGCACATAATCACACTTATGGTACCAATATACGTGACGGTGTAATTTTGATGGCTGTACAGCCCAAAACCCTAGAAGATGGTACCCTTGAGACGCCAAAATACCTGGAATTTGAAGTCTCAGGTGACGAATTTGATCACTGGACAGACGAGTGGACTAAGCGAGTAGAGCTATACTACCTGACTAGCTAAATGGCTAAAGTTCAAATAAGTATATAAGTAAAAGCTGGGTAATGGAGGAAGGCAAGCGGGTTTGGATCGATAAATATAGTAACAAATTGGAGAAATAAAGTGGCAATCGTACAAATCTCAAAAATTCAGCACCGCCGCGGTCTACAGCAAGATTTGCCACAATTGGCAAGTGCTGAATTAGGCTGGAGTGTTGACCAACGCCGTTTGTTTATTGGTAATGGCACACTAACAGAAGGCGCACCTACAGAAGGTGTAACAGAAATTTTAACTGAGTACAGTGACTTTCTGGGTTTCTTGTTCAGTTACACATTCAAAGGCACAGATGCTGGCTATACCAGCCAAACAGGTGCTACAAGTTTGTCACCAATTACACGCAGTATTCAAAGCGTATTAGATGAACACGTTTCTGTAAAAGATTTTGGTGCCGCAGGTGATGGCACAACAGATGATACTGATGCGATTAATCGTGCCATACAACAAATCTACGTTTCTTCTGTTCTAACCACACATCCTAATGTTCGTAGACCAATATATTTTCCAGCTGGAACTTATATAGTATCAAGCGAACTGTTAATTCCGCCATATTGTGTTTTAGTGGGCGATGGTAAAGAAAATACAATAATTCAAAGTACATCAACAACAATCATTCAGCCAACTGATAGCTTATATCAAGTTGGTGCCTATTTTGGAACAAATAGTGCAGCTATGCCTACACATATATTTGTGTCTGGAATAAAGTTTGAAGTAACTAGTGGCACAAGTCCAGTTGTTGTACTTGATAGTACCAATGACTCTGTTTTTGAAAACGTTCAGTTTTGTGGTGCGGCAACTACACTTCAAGTTGTACGTTTTTCTTCTTCAGTGAATACAGCACAATCGACTACTTTTAGAAATTGTACTTTTGACGGTGGATTGGTGGGCATTGGTGCAACAGGATATGCTGATACTGTTAGAGTAGTAAATTGTGAATTTACAAGTTTAACTTCTTATGGTATACAACCGGGAACGTTTATTTCCGGCCTTGTTAGTCTAAACAACTATTTTAGTAGCACAGTAGCAACACCAGTGTCTTCAATGTCGGGCAATGTTTATAGTTTTGGCGACACATTTGGATCAGGTGACCGCACAGGTATCTATAGTGGTGCCTTAAAAGTTGGTACAGGACGTCAAGCAAGTCTATCTACTGGTAGCAATACTATTACATCTGTAGCTACAGGTGCAGGCGCAATTGATTATCAGATCAATGATTCAAGTAACAACTACAGATATGGCGTATTAAAATTCAACAACACTGGATCCGAAGTAGTGTTTGATGACGAGTATACCGAATCTGGTACAACATTAAATGCTAACTTATGGATACATGGCAATGGTAGCGTAATTTGTGCTGCCACTGCTAGCCAAACCTTTAAATACAGTATTAAACAATTCGTATAATAAATGTTCAAACTACCAGCCGAAGACCGATTGAGGTCTTGGCGTGATTTTCGACTTTCGTTAGATTCTTTACCTATAGAGCAAGCCTTGGACCAAACCGCTGAGTTATGGTCCCGGGCTCCCTTTAGCCCTTATTATCTAGACCCAAAAGATCCTGAAAATTGGCCAAGCCCTTGGCAGTTAATTGAAGAAAATTACTACTGCGACATTGCAAAATGCCTAGGAATAATATATACTATATCATTAACTACGCATAGAAACAATTTAGAAGTAGAGTTTAGAACGTATACCGACCCCAAAACTAGGTATGCGTATAATTTAGCTTGGTTTAATCAAGGGAAATATGTTCTTAATTTGATTGATGGTCAGGTTGTAAATAAAGAACACTTCGATAAAACATTAAAGCTAAATCAAGTGTTATCCGCAGACAAATTACAAATAGAAAATTAAGCAAGAGGAATCAATGAGTCAAATATTAGTCACAAAAAGAGACGGACGTAAAGAGCCGCTAAATCTAGAAAAATTACACAAGGTTGTGTTTTGGGCAACACAAGGAATTACTGGAGTTAGTGCTAGCGAAGTGGAAATCAACAGCCATGTACAATTTTACAACGGCATTAAAAGCACAGACATTCAAGAAACCCTAATTAAAAGTGCAGCAGATTTAATTAGCGAAGACGCACCGAACTATCAATACGTTGCTGGTCGTTTGCTAACATATCATATCTATAAACAAGTCTACGGTGGTTACAAACCATGGCCATTGTTAGATCTAGTTAAACGTAATATTGACATCGGTTACTATACAAAAGAACTACTAGAAAATTATTCAGAAGAAGAAATTAACACACTAGGCAATTATATCAAACATGACCGTGATGAGACATTTACCTATGTTGCCATGGAACAATGGCGTGGCAAGTACCTTGTACAAAATCGTGTAACCAGTGAAATCTACGAAACGCCACAGGTAGCCTACATGATGATTGCGGCTACATTGTTTATGGCCTATCCAAAAGAAACACGCCTACAATGGGCCAAGGACTACTATGATGCTATCTCTAACTTTGATATCTCTTTACCTACTCCTGTCATGGCTGGTGTACGAACACCGCAAAAACAATTCAGCTCGTGCGTTCTTATTGAGTCTGATGATAGTCTTGATTCCATTAACGCTACTGCCAGCAGTATTGTCAAGTACGTTAGCCAAAAGGCCGGAATCGGTATCGGAGCAGGGCGTATTCGAGCGTTGGGTTCGCCCATCCGCAACGGCGATGCGTACCACACAGGAGTAACACCTTTCTTAAAATTATTCCAGGCAGCAACACGTAGTTGCAGTCAAGGTGGTGTGCGTAATGGTGCTGCCACTATCTATTATCCAATTTGGCACTTAGAAGTTGAAGACCTACTAGTATTAAAAAACAACAAAGGCACAGAAGAAAACCGTGTACGTCAGATGGACTACGGTGTGCAGTTTAACAAGCTAATGTATGAACGCTTAATTCAAGGCGGCGACATTACTTTGTTCTCACCACACGATGTTCCTGAAATGTACGAAGCATTCTTTAACGATCAAGACCGATTTAAAGAGTTATACGAAAAGGCTGAACGTAATACAAAGTTGCGTAAGAAGACTTTCAAGGCAGCAGAACTGTTTACTAAGTTTATGCAAGAGCGTAAAGACACAGGACGCATTTACCTAATGAACGTTGACCACGCCAACACTCATTCGCCGTTTAAGGAAGATATACATCCCATTAAGATGAGTAATCTCTGTACAGAAATTGACTTACCGACTAAGCCATTAAACGATGTTAACGACGAAGAAGGTCGTATTGCATTGTGTACACTTTCTGCACAGAACTGGGGCAACGTTAAGGAGCCTAAAGACTTTGAACGTATGTGTACTCTAGCAGTTCGTGGACTAGATGCATTGTTAAGCTATCAGAACTATCCAGTTAAGGCAGCGGAACTCGCTACAAAAGAATTCCGCCCGATTGGCAATGGTATTATTAACTTTGCTTACTTCTTGGCCAAGCATGGTGTTAGCTACAGCGATCCAGCTGCATTGGCATTAGTTGATGAATATGCAGAAGCATGGTCATACTACTTAATTAAAGCAAGTGCAGATCTAGCTAAAGAACAAGGTCCATGCACTAAGTGGCAAGAACTAAAGTATGCCGATGGTATACTACCAATTGACACACGTAAGAAAGAAGTTGATGAATTAGTTGAACATCAAGAGCGTATGCCATGGCGTGCTCTACGTGAACAGATTCTAACTACAGGCATTCGCAATGCCACACTAATGGCGTTAATGCCAGCAGAAACAAGTGCTCAGATCTCCAACGCCACCAACGGTATTGAAGCTCCACGTAGTTATGTTAGTGTGAAGCAAAGCAAACATGGTGTATTAAAACAGGTTGTACCTGAGTATCGCAAGTTAAAGAACAAATACGAATTGTTATGGGATCAGCGTAGCCCCGAGGGTTACCTAAAACTTTGTGCAGTATTACAGAAATATATTGATCAAGGCATTAGTGTCAACACCTCGTACAATCCAGCGTTCTACGAGGATGAAAAGATTCCAATGAGTGAGATGCTCAAGCACCTGATCATGTGCTACAAGTACGGAACAAAACAACTTTATTATTTCAATACTAACGATGGCCAAGGTGAAATTGATGTTGATAAATTATCAACAAAAGCTGACCAGCCAGAGGAAGTGCTTCAAGAGCAAGAGGATTGTGATAGCTGCGTAATATGACAAAGCCTAGTGTACTAGTTGCAGCAGGATGTTCATGGGTAGCGGCAAAATCAATTGATACTGATCCAGCCGCTACCAACGTTGACTATGGTCACGTCGAAGATCCTTCCTACGTAGACCAGCATAGTTTTGCTGGCATTCTACGTAGACGCCTACAACTAGACGATCTAGTATTTGTGGCACAGCACGGTTCTAACAATAAGACACAGGCACGTAGATTGGTCGATTTTATAGACCAAAGTCGTTCAAAATACAGCAGAATATTCGTCTTGTGGGGAATAACTAGCCTTTATAGATGGGAAATGTACAGTAGCACCACTAGACAGGTAGAATCGTGTTTAGCTGGTGGCTACTATACTAATCAAGGCCTTGAAGCAGAAGTTAAAGATTACTTTTCAAGATACTTCAATGAAGAATACGAATTGCAAAAACTAGGTCAAGATGTTTTGTTGATAAGTAACTATCTATCTAACAATAATATAGAACATTTGTTTGCCAACAGTTTTCAAGATCTTGATTTATCTGTTAACATACCTGACCAACATTTTTATCGTGTTAGAGAAAAGAACAATGACTTATTAAGTCTTTTATGTAGACGTAATAATATCGACGTAAGCCAGTCGTCGGTGCCTTGGTTAAACTTACTTGACCAGACACGACAGTTTTCAAATAAATCTATTAGGGAATTACAAAATCAATCAATGTTAGATTGTGCAACTGCCCATCCTACAGTAGCAGCACATCAAATTATTGCAGATGAATTGTATGAGTATATACAAGGAACAAAAAATGAGCGTATTTAATATTAACGACACAAAAAAACATACAGAAAAATTAGCCTTCTTAGATGCAAGTGGGCCAACCGCAGTACAGCGTTACGAAACTGTTAAGTACAGACAATTTGACAAGTTAACTGATAAACAACTTGGCTTTTTCTGGAGACCTGAAGAAGTTGATGTTATGCGTGATGCAAAAGACTTTAAGGAGTTAACTGACTTTGAGCAACACATTTTTACAAGTAATCTTAAGCGACAAATTCTTTTGGACAGCGTTCAAGGTCGTAGTCCCAACCTTGCTTTTCTACCTTTATGCAGTTTGCCTGAACTTGAGACATGGATCCAGACTTGGGCATTCAATGAAACAATCCACTCACGTAGTTATACCCATATTATTCGTAACGTCTATAGCGACCCTGGTAGAATCTTTGATGAGCTATTAGAAATTGAAGAAATTGCTAACTGCGCCAAGGATATCAGTCGCTATTATGATGATGTAATTGAATACGGCACCTACCACCGCCTATTAGGTGCAGGCAATCACGTGGTCAATGGAGAACAAATTACCATTGACGAATATGAACTCAAGAAGAAACTATGGCTAGCTATTAACAGCGTAAACGCACTAGAAGGAATTCGTTTTTATGTGTCGTTTGCCTGCTCTTGGGCTTTTGCAGAGCTCAAGAAGATGGAAGGTAATGCTAAGATCATTAAACTGATTTGCCGTGACGAAAACGTCCACTTGGGTAGCACACAAACTCTTATCAAACTGTTACCACAGGATGATGCAGACTTTGCAAAAATTAAAGAAGAGACTCGAGCTGAATGTGAAGAAATGTTTCTAAGTGCAGCCAATCAAGAAAAAGAATGGGCCAAGTATCTGTTTAAGGACGGGTCAATGATTGGCCTAAACACACAGTTACTAAGTGACTATGTTGATTGGCTAACCTGCAAGCGTATGACCGCAGTAGGTTTAGATTGCGGCTATAAGAACGGCAGTAATCCATTACCATGGACAGCCAAGTGGATCGCAGGTAGCGAAGTGCAAGTTGCTCCACAGGAAACTGAAATCACAACCTATGTAGTAGGCGGCACAAAGCAAGACGTTGATAGCAATACTTTTAAAGGCTTTAGTCTCTAAGATATATAATAAGTTAAGGAGATAGAATGTTAACAGTATATTCAAAAAGCAACTGCCCTTTCTGTGATCGTGCAAAAGCACTATTGGAAAGCAAGGGCGTAGAATACAAAACAGTAAGCATCGAGGAAGATCAAGACGCACGTCAACATCTATTAGATATGGGCTTACGCAGTGTACCACAAATTTTCAACGGTACAGCATTAATTCAAGGTGGTTACCAAGGCCTAGCAGGCAAAGGTGACGATTTCTGGACAACATTAAAAGGTTAATATGTTAATTTCAAAAGGTTACAGCGTCGGTGACGTTGTGTGTTTCAAAATCAGTAACGGCGACGAAGTTGTTGCTAAGTTAGTAGAAGAAAAAGCAGATGCTTATGTAGTAAGCAAGCCCTGCACAATTATTCCTAGTCAGCAGGGTATTGGTCTCATGCAGAGCCTAATTTCTGGTGACATAAATACTAACATAACTCTATCAAAGGCGCATGTAATCATGCACAGCCCAGTGATCAAAGATATAGAAAATCACTATATCAAGACCACAACAGGCATAGAGACAGTTAGTTCAGGATTAATTAAGTAAATGTTTGCTGCTAAAGTTGCTATTCCGGCCTCTATCACAGGATTTCCCCTACCGCCACTTGGGCCGGGTATGGTGGAGATTGGTGCAACTACAGTAATGATCGAAGGATCGCCTGCTGCCCGTGTTGGCGATTTAACAACACCACATGGGAATCCTGTTAATCCTAAAATGCCAGGATTCAATGTTGAGTGCGATATAGCAGTGCTTACTCCTATAGGTAGCAGTACCACAGTGTGGATCGAAGGAAAACCGGCTGCACGTCTTGGAACTATGTGTTCGTGTATGCAACATAAGGTAACTATCGCTGCAACCACAGTTACAATAGGGAAATAATATGGCAAGTGCAATTGAATTAAATGCAATTAGCACGGTATTAACTGGCCATGGGTTAGCCGCAAACACTACAGTTACATCAGAAATAACCAAGTTCCACTCTACGTCAACTTACGTCCTAACAGCAAATATATTTTCTTTAATTGGTGATGCACCTAGTCATGCACAGGAATTGTTATATAATTCGGTGTCGAGTAAGTTAATGGCAATTACCGATGGTCATTATCTATTAGACATTTACCCAAGTAATATAACTCCAGTATCTAGTGGAACAGTATCTTATCATGGCAACTCTAATGTGGCTAGCGTTAGTAATACTGTTTCTACACAAATTAACATACCTTTTAGTTATGGTATGGCAGGATTTGCCAATGTATATACACAAGTCTTTGGAGAAATAAGCAGTACCTTTGACCCCGTAGCATCTGTACAGATTCTTAAAAATCAAACCTATGCTGACACGGGTGTGGGCCACACTGGTTTAAATGATTTAGCAACGCACGGATTAAGCAGTTACGGAAGTCTAATTGCAAGTACAGTATCTACGTGGGGAACCATGTATGATATTACAAATCTAAACCTATTAGATGATCCTTATGTATTTGGACAAAATTTATTAAACCAGGGTCTTGGTAAGTACGGGAATCTAACTGTTAATCTAGCAGCCACAGGTCTTGATGTAACAGATATAACTCACATTCCTAGTTCATCAACAACTACAACTGAAGATCTAAGCACAGAGCTAACAACATCGCCGTACGGCGAAATTCCATTATCTTCGATTAAACAGACTGTAACAACTACAATTGTTACTGGCGGCAGTGTAGATGTAATTAGGAACATTTACAAGCAAGTGCAAGGATCTGATTTGTCGACAATGATATCGACTACTGGCTTTTCTGCTTCTACTGTTAATAAGATAACTAGCCTAGACGATTTCTTGGATTTTTACAAGGTTGTGCCTCCTAATTTAATTGATCAATGGGCAACAGTTAATGTAAAATCTTTTAAAGAGTTTGGAAGATTTATTCAGAGTAAAATAGGTCATGCTAATTTTACATCATGGGCTGAGATCGCCACGTTTATGAACAAAATTGTAGTTCCTGACCTATCTCATACTACAACAAAATCAACCGACTCTATATTATCATCGTCAACTGTGTCGTCTATAACAGCATTGGGGACTGGCACAGGACCAATGAACAATCTGGTACTAAGTGACTTCTTAGGGGCAACCACAGGCTCAGGTTATACTGAATCATATAAACAAACTAATAAAGTATCTGACACTTTTGGGGCAACTGTGGCCGCTTCACTAACAACATTGAAGTCAGCTGTTCTTTCTTGGCTAGCCAGTTATGTCCCATATTCGCCCGGTAGTGTTGATCCACCGGTCCCAGAAGTACCAGAATACATCCCTTCGTTCTCTGCTATAAATTCTGCGGTATCTTCCCTAGTGTCTTTATTAGACGATTCATCTACGACTCCGCAAAGAATATTGGCACAAGATCTATATTACATAATGTTAAACAAGTTGTCCACTGAAGTTAGTAATTTGTCTGCTCACTCAGTTAAGTTTATGACTACGGATAGCTCTTATACAAAATCATTTGCACAAGGTATCGTCTCGGCAGTATCAGACGATAGTCAGTTTTATTCTAAACAATTTTTTGCAAATCTAATAACCAATGACAGCTATGGCGACACAATTAGAGCTGCGGTGGCAGAGAAACTCAACACAGAATTGCTAATGTCAGTTGGAATTATAGCCAACAATGATCCACAACCGGCCAATGCAATCTTCCAAGCAAAGGCGCAAAATATACCATTAAGCACCTACTTATCCCAGAATAAGTAAGCCGTTAATGGCCATTTTCCGTATTTACATAGACTTTCCAAAACTTAACTAGTATTATAACTAGTTATATCATCAATTAAATATTCTTACGCTCTTAAAAAAGCGTAACCTGAAGGAGGACGAAATATGAAAAAAATGATGCAAATCATTATATCAATAATCGCCCTGACCGTATTGGCACCCGGTCATGCGAAAGAGGTCGGCAAGCAATCAGACCTCGACTGTTTGGCTCGTAACATTTATCACGAGGCAGGCGGTGAATCAATAGAAGGCAAAGTTGCAGTTGGCCTTGTTACTATTAACAGAAGCAACAGTGGTAGATTTCCTGACACTATATGTGGTGTAGTGAATCAACGCACAGTAAGAAGTGTACCTACTCAAGTAACAAAAACACAAGTTGTTACAGAAGGAACAGTTTTTAAAACTACACGTCAAGTTACAGAAAAAGTAACTGTGTGGTCCAAGCGTACTATCTGCCAATTTAGTTGGAAATGTGAATCTAACAAATTGGTTAAAAACGACTGGAGATGGGCAGAAAGCCTACAAGTAGCATCTGAACTAATGTCAGGTGGTTACGAGGATCTCAGGGTTAAATACTATGACGCCATGTATTTTCATGAACGTAGAATTAAACCCAGTTGGGCACATCAAAAGCGTTTTGTGGAAAGAATTGGCGGACATATATTTTATGCTGATGCCTAACAATGTTCTTTAGTACTTACAACCGGCTGTTATGTGTAGGTGAATACTACACAACTAATGCCCGAGCAGTTACAGCCGGTGAAGTAACACGAATAATCCGTAGACAGTTTTCTGCTACGGATTTTCTCTTTATTACAGACAGGAATTTGGGCGCAGACCCCAACATGATAATTGTGTCAGGAACTTATGATTCTGATCATGATGCCATGGGCTTGCCCAGTGTGGAAATTACACTATCTTACCATCCAGCACAAGATAGTATCAACACCAAAAATATCAATTGGGCACAACTAAGTTTTGATCTAGCAGAATGTGCTGCCCATGAACTTATACATCGTGAGCAACATCAAAGTGGGCGCAGATATAAACGATATCATGGGGACACAGAAGATCAAATATATTTGGGCGACGAAAGCGAAATAGATGCCTATGGGTTTAGTATTGCTGCCGACAGCGTAGTTTCGGGCAGAGACTTTCGGGCCTGTGCCATGTATCAAGTGTACCAAAATACTTTTGACACAGATCAATCAGTGATAGTAAAATTAGAAAAGCAAATCATTAAATACTTAAGAAGACTGGAGCCAAGCGATGAGCAAAACAGCAACCGATATTGTACAAGAATATGAAGAATTGTACAGTTCAGATATTGAAGACGAAGACTATGTTTTTGTTCTAGGGCCAGAAGGGGAGTTAAAGCAGGTAATACTGCCCGATGACGTCCCATTCAAAGCGCCAAAAAACATCGCTAAAATATTGAAGATTTTTAATATCCACGATGTAGGGGATATTTCGGGCGAAGAAACAGTACACTAAAGTATTACATTAGGCGTAAATCGGCAATCGTGCTACACTACTTGACAGCAAGTTAAGTAGGAGAATTTATGTCCTTGCCCAAAGAAATTACTATGACTAAAGACGGTGGCTTTTACTACCGCGCTATGGTCTTTCGCTATGCGTTTACCTACGCAATCATCCCTTTTGTTTTTGTGGCCATTGTATTGGCTGTACTTAATCCATTTTGGTTTAGGGACAGCTTCTTCCGTTGGGCCGAACAAACAGTAAACAAAATTGCACAATGGCGTAACTATCGCATGTACGCATTGTATCTTGGTACTGATCCTAAAGTGTGGCACACTCTTAAAGATGCAAATGACAGCGTATAAAGTAGAGTTATTCTTTACTAACCTTGACAATAGCCTTTATACAAATGAGGCTGCTAGTGTTACAATGGATATTAAAGCAGATAACGAATCTCACGCTATTATGTTGGCAAGTCGTTTCAGGCAAGTGTTTGATGCTGACTATTATGTACTTGAGGAAGTAAAATGATTGAAACTATTTTAATTATGTTAGTGGTTGTGATTATTGGAGTAAATGTTGCAACCACATTATCAACAAGATTTCGCCGCTGGCTTTATACTAAGGATTAAAATGAACAAACGAATCAGGGAACTTGCCAATCAGGCACGGTGTACCGTAAATCAAAGAATTGGGTTTAATGATGTACAGAGGCAAGCGTATTTTGATGAAAAGTTCGCCGAGTTGATTGTGAAGAAGTTTGATGACATTCTACTGTTGCAACAGTTAGATTGTATCGGTAACAACGATAAGAAGTCTGCTGAACTGATTGAAAAGATTCGTCTTAATACGAAAACATATTTCGGAGTTGAAGAATGAGTCGTAAATTTTCAGAAGTTTTAGAAGAATACTTAGACGAGCGTGAGCGCCAGAACAGTGACTACTACGACAACCGTTTTATTGGTTCGAAACTACAAGGTCGCCATCTAATGGAAGATTTGGCAAAAGAAATGGACCTAATGGTTCAAGGAGTTGAAGAATGAACAAATACTTTCACATCGTCCAAGTCCACCCCGTAGAGAACGGTAAGATTAACTTGACCGATGTTACATTTGCAACCAAATACTCAACCAAAGAAGAGGCATCTGCTTACATTGAATGGTTTGATAATAAACGACCACCCACAAAATCATTTTTCAAGGCAGTCTACCGAGGCTGTGTCAACGATGCTACAGGAGAACTGGTATGAACGAACGAATTAAAGAACTAATTGAAGAATCTTACGACCTTGCGGAATACAACTATGCACCTCCGCAAAAGATTTTTAATAAAGAAAAGTTCGCCGAGTTGATTGTTCGGGAATGTGCCACATTGGGTACAAACTTTACCAACCGTAACTACAGTGACGATGCCGGTGAAAGAATTGCAAAACATTTCGGAGTTGAAGAATGAACAAATATACCTTCAAATATGCTTACTGGAAAACGGCAACCGTCACCGTTCGTGCTATCAATGAGGAACAAGCGAGACTAAAAGCGTGTGACACAATGAATAAGAGATATGAAAAACGAAACGAAGAACCTCCCGTTGGATGGACTTTAGAACTCGTTGGAGTTGAAGAATGACATTAGCGTGTTCCTGGGAAGAGTTTAAGCATCGTGCCAAAGAGTTTCATCTTGCGGCACCAACACTTGACTACGATGGACTTGACAATGCTTTTAAGGCACTTGGGTTAAGTTATCTGGGTATGCGTGAAGATATGTGGCGCCATAGTGCCGCAGTTGTGTTAAAGATGGCAACAAAAACCTATGTTGAACGAGAAGTGGAGTTGGACTATGAACGAACGAATTAAAGAACTGATGGTAGAGGCTAAACGATGGGCAGATGAACTTCCCACAGAAAGAATTCTACTGCTTACGCAATGGCAAGATGAGTGGCGAGTAAAGTTCGCCGAGTTGGTTGCTATGGAAACATGGAAGGTGATTGTAAAATCACAGCGTGGACATATGAATCCGACCTCTGCCCTTGACGCAGTTAAACAACATTTTGGAGTTGAAGAATGACATTAAACGATAAACTTAACGAACTGGCAAAACTTGCCGAACAGCGTATTACAGCAGACAAGACGGGTAATCCTACCGAGTTATTTGATGCTGAAATCAAAGACAAATTTGCCAGTGCCTTAAATCATAATGCGTCAATGTTTGACCAAATTCGTCAAGCACTGGCAACCAAACTGCAGGATGATGAAAAATGAACGAACGAATAGCAATACTTATGAATCAAGCCAGGGCACAATACCGCAACCAAGATTTGCCCCACGAACAAGGGCTGATTGCGTATTCAGAAAAGTTCGCTGAATTGATAATCAAGGAATGTTGCGATGTAGTTGATTACAATAATGCTCGGGCAATCGTTAATCACTTGGGAGTTGAAGAATGAACGAACGAATTAAAGAACTTGCTGAACAGGCCGAAGATGATGTTGTTGCTGACCACCGAGGCGATGAATTCCACAAAGCATATACCCAAAGATTCGCCGAGTTGATTGTCAAGGAATGTTCCGCCAAAATCGAGCGTGATTACAAATATGAACGCGGCGAAGATACAAAGTGGATCATAGCATTTGCTATTGCTAATGATTTGAAAGCACATTTCGGAGTTGAAGAATGAAACAACATATCGTTGAAGTCAGAATTCACAAGCGTTGGGATTCTCAAGAATACAAAGTTCATCACGAAGAAAAGTTTGATACTAAACAAGGGGCCGATGATTTTGTTGCGTGGTTTAGCGAAGTCAGCGACAAGAATCGCCGTGCAGTTTATATTGGAGTTGAAGAATGAACATCCATACAGTAAGAGATAATCTGAAAAACACAATTGCCGGCAAGGAAAAATTGTTGGAAGCACACCGAAAGGTCCTTTGTCTTGGTACTATGGCCGAGGATGCGGCATTGTATGCTACAGTTTCTTTCCTTGCGGTTAACATTGACGAACTCAAGCGTATCTTGCAGGATGTGGAAGTGTGTTGCGAAAAAGCCACACAAGATAGTTGGGCACAGAACCCTGACCGTTCAGGTGGTCAGTTTACGCAAGAAGAAATCGACCGTGCAAATGAATGGCGATAAATCATGAGAGCAAGAAGTGGTATTATTGAACGCGATGAAAAAAACAACATTGTGTTCTTGCGTGACCTGTCACCCTTTGATGGCGGCATGACGATCACAAATGATGCTGAAGCGGTAGTAAATTATTATCGTTCAGTCTACGGCAATCGTGTTCGCATCGTCTACCTAGACACAAACTCGGAGTGGTGGGAACTTGATTGGGCCATGCACGACCCAACTCGAGTCGATGTTGCATTTAAGCCTTGGCATGGCATGGTGTGGGATATATTGAGTAGAAAAGATACAGTATGAAAGTTTTTAAGTCGGACGGACGCTTTAACCACCATAATCGGGGGTACCACTACATTGCTCAATTCCAATGGAGCAATCTAGAAGATTCTAAGTTATGGAGTCAGTTAAGTAGAGCTCTGGCAGAAATTCACGGCCCCCATATCGAACGTTACTTTGACGACAATGGGTGGCCACGTAATAAACAAAATGATCATTATATCCTTGAGCAAAAGCGACCCGAAAAGCGCCGCCGCATTTATGTTAAAGATGAATCGACTATTACTCTAGCATTATTGAAAGTAAAACAATGACTGAAGAAAAAATTAAGTTAATGGAACAGTGGTACACCACAATGGTGCTAATGGGACATGACATGGATTCCATCTATGATGATTGGAATGGAAGTGATACAATCTATACTTTGCTTGAATTAGAAGAACAGCGTCAACGGCGTTTAGCTGATCCTGATGATCAAGTTAAAGCGTTTTTGCTAACATTAGAAATGGGCATTGCAACAACCGACATTGATGAATTCCAACAGTATCGTGAAGAACAAGAAGACCTACGGATTAAAGCAGAACGTGAAGAACGCGAACGTAACAATCCTAAGATCAAGGCCTTGATAGAGGATCATGCATTTACATGGATCAAGTCCAAGCAATATCCCAAACATAAACATTTTACCTTTGTTGATAAAAACGGAATTCCTGTTACAGGACGGTTGTTTAATCCTTCATGGGGCCATGTTAGAATATGGCTAACTTGGAAAGAACCAAAAGGTAAACGACAATTCCGTTGGGATGCAAAAATAGTAGACATGATCGTGCCAAAAGCATTTCCGCATGAATGGCAAGAATGGGGCCACACTTCAAATCTAGACAGAATAGCACAAATTGTTGCACATTGGGTGGTTGAAAAGTGTATGCCCAAACAAGCAGGATTTGTATACCCTAAAAAGTAATACTCTAGTACTAGTTGTTGCAAAAATACAACAGAAATATTTTGCAAAAAGGCGTCTTTTGGGCAAAATGGTTGTATAATCAATACATGTTCAACAGTAAACAGGAGTCAAAAATGTCAAACGCATTTGTAAACAAATTGCTCGAGCGTAAAGGTCAAATCGCAACTTTCACTACAGCTCGTCCACTCAAAGTTCGTAAGAACGAAACAGCAATTACTAAGACTAGTACATTCCAAGCTCGTGTTGGAGTAGACTACGATAACATCAAAGCCGTGCAAGAAAAACGTGCATCAGGTGAACTGCCAGCAGAAAATGCAGGCCTGCCTTGGGGCACTTGGAATGTGTTTCCTTATGTGATCGAACACAAAGGTGAGTTCTACTTCCGTTGCACTCGCATCCGTAACAACTTCATTCCTAAAACTATCTACACACGTGATGGTGTAGAAATTACCAAAGAAGAAGCCGAACGTGCCGCTCTTGCTAGCGAGTTCAAAGCAGATGACGGCAACGAAGTGTTTAACATCAAAGTTAGCAGTATCCTCAACGTAGCCTAAGGAGTCAAAATGCAAAAACTTGACGTTACCCTTAACACCAATGGTTGCGGCTATTGGTCCGACATAGCCAAGGAAGTTCGTGTTAATGGTATGCGTATTGCATATCTTAACGAAGAAGAAGATTTTGGTGAACTACGTGTTTACTTTGATAAATCAACGTGGAACGTAGATAAAGATGGCCTGATCTATACGGATCGGCAATTTGAAAAAGAGCTAAAAGCTCACCTAAAACAACTTGGGTTGGCTAGCGACGATATTGACTACAGCGAACAAGGCATGCAAGGCAACAACTATGTTAGCCTAGACGTTGGTAAAAAATTCATTCAAAGTTATGAGCGATACGAAAACCGAATCCCCGCATAATACCTACATCCTGTTCTGGGATTGTCACGGGTTAGAAGCCTGTCACGATCTTACACAAAAGATAGTGGATGTAGAGGAAACGGACAAGCACAATCTTTTTGATCGCCTTAAGTTTCCCGAAGTGGAACCGCCTAATCGGGCCTTGCGGGATATTGGGAATATAATTAAAGTGTCAAGTCTTCGTGCAAGACTTAACCCGCAACGTAACTACGAATTGTATATGTTGCATACCGATCCTGATATGACTAAGGATGCGATTACAACGGGGTTTGATCTTAACCCCAATGACATGGCTGAACTAGTTCGTAAGCGTGGCGTTAAACTGTTTAGTTATCGTAACAATGAACCAGAAAGGGTAATCAAATGAATGATAAAGAACCAAAGCATCTGTATACTATTAGGTATACTATTCAACCTAACCAAAAAGAAGATGATGTTATCTTTGCCTGTCTGCAGGAACTGGCTGAAGAACTAGCCAATGCTGAAATGGACGCCATGGGATATCCTGAAGCAAAAGAAGTTATTGCACGTATCAAGGCCCAACTGTGAGTGCAGCCAAGGACCTTATACTTGATGTTTACTACGGTAGAACAGCAATAGAAGATCTAACTGAAGAAGAATACAACATCGTCATTGACGGATTTCGGCAGGTTGCAGAGGAATTAGTTAAGATGGCCGAAACTGGTGAAATAGGTAATGCTATTCTTGTGGCCATTGCTGAAGCAGAAGCCGATCCTTTTGAAGCGGCAATTACAGCCGCAGAAGCCCGCGGAAATACCTACTGGGAGTTGGAAGTAGACTACATACATTAATGTTAAAAAATACTTTTTGTTCTAGTCCATGGTTCCACGTTAGATTAACCTACAACGGGGACTTTCAAGAATGCCGCTGGTTTAAAGATCGGGGCAGTTCTCCTATGAATATACGCACCGCATCTGTTATGGAGTTTTATAACAGTGATCGTATGCGTAGTCTACGCAGTCAATTTTTAGAAGGGCAACAGCCCGCAGGTTGTGCAAACTGTTATTACCAAGATCAATTTGGCAAACTAAGCGGCCGCCGCAGACAGTTATTAAAAAGCGGAATAACTGATCAATTTGAATTGCAGACTCTAAGCAGTCCGCACTACAGCCATTTTCAACACAGCCAAAATAATAGTGGCTTAGCTGACATGCACCCAGTTGATCTACAAATTGATTTGGGCAATGTTTGTAACAGCGCCTGTATCATGTGTGACCCCATCGCCAGCAGTAGATTAGAACAAGACTACGTTAAGCTACATCAAATTGACAGCCAGACTTTTAAACAGCCCGACCGATATCACAGTTGGACTCGGGATGCAGTGGATCAATTTGTCTCAGAGCTAAAAACAATTCCAGTTAAGTACATACATTTCCTTGGTGGCGAAACGCTATTTGATTCAGCTTTCTATGATATATGTCAGGCATTAATAGATGCAGGATTAAGCAAAGAAATTATTGTTGGTACAACAACCAACGGTACAATTTACAACGAACGTGTTGAACAGTTAATTAAACAGTTTAAAGAATTTCATATGGGCATTAGCATTGAATCGGTTACAGACTTAAATGACTATGTTAGGTATCCCGGGAAGATTGGGGACATACTTGCCAACATTGATAGCTTTCTTGAATTGCGAAAGCAAAGTGGGTTATACATTTCTCTCCGTATTACACCTAATATTTTTACAGCATACGAACTAGATCAACTGTTTGAATATATGATAGAGAAAAATGTCATTGCTGAAAGTTGCGATATACTAAGTGATCCAGCCTGCCTGCGTATTGAGATTATGCCCGATGATATCAGACAGGAAGTTGTCGATAAGATAGCTTCGGTGATTCTACGCCATGGACTTGTTCACACTGGACAATTGAACCTACGCAATAACAGCCGAATTAATCAGGTAATTGCAGACACCATTATAGACTACTATAATTTTATGCAGAACTACAGTGTCCCCGAGGATGCAGACCAACACAGAAGTCAGTTAATAAGATTCCTTAAGGGATTTGAAACACTACGAAAGAATTCCATTTTAGATTATGTACCAAGATATAAAGACTTTCTCAGATCTCTCGGCTATTGACACACACCAAAAATTAGTAGTTGATCTATTAATAACTCGTTATGGCCAGACGGATAGTTTCGTAAAGCTCAACGGATTTATTATCAATGTAGATAAAATTACATTTACATTAGATCTATTTGATCCTGTTAAACTGGATGTTAATCTAATAGAGTTTAAAGAAGGCACAAGCGGATTAGATATTGGATTAACAGTGAATGGGCTAGAGGTGTTACCAAAATATCAGCACTTATCAAGTAATAAAAAGTGTTACATTGATACATTGGATCCATGGACTTTTAGTATTCCTGCTAACTTTTATACTTGGTATCATGATATATCCGGACAGGGCTGGATTGCTTAATGTAAAGTGTGTTATAATATGACTATGAACAAACGTATTGGCTTTGCTTGCAAATGGATTGACCGCCCTGATCAAGTTGATGGTATAGGTCCCAACGACGATGCAAAACAATACAACACCGGCGGCACTACTGTAGCCTGGCTCAAGCGCCAGACTGCTGATGTAGCTGAACAGAAACTGTGGGACCTTGTCAAGCAAAACATTGAGTCCACACGCAAGCTCGTTGAACGAGTTGGAGAACTAGATGCACCCCTTCGTATGGTACGCCTTAGTAGTGATATCTTGCCTGTCTATACTGAACCTACTTTTGGTTCATTTTACAATGACACAGCGGTTGAGTCCTTTTGCGAAAAAGGCTTTGCTGAGATTGGTGCTTTGGCTCGCGCCCGTGGAGTGCGCCTTAGTTTTCATCCTGGCCAGTTTACAGTTCTTGCTAGTGAATCCGACGCTATCGTAGAACGCAGTATAGAGGAGTTTGAGTATCATGCAGATATGGCCCGCTGGATGGGATACGGCAGAGAATTTCAGGATTTTAAGATCAATGTCCACATCTCGGGCAAGAGGGGGCCGATGGGTATTAGAAGTGCGTGGCAGCGTCTATCACCTGAAGCTCGTAACTGCTTAACTATTGAAAACGAGGAGAATGCACATGGGCTTGATACTTGTTTGGAGTTGTGTGATCTTGTACCTATTGTGCTCGATATACATCATCACTGGACCCGAGAAGGGGAATACATTGATGTTGGTAGCGATCGTGTTGCAAAAGTTATTGACAGTTGGCGGGGTGTGCGTCCTACTTTACATTATTCCGTCTCCCGAGAAGACTACCTCGTCGGCCACTGCCCAGACACGTTGCCCAGCTACTCAGCATTGCTTGTAGAAGGTTACAAAAAACAAAAACTGCGGGCACATTCGGACTTTTACTGGAATCGCGCAGTAAACGAGTGGGCATTGACATTTAGGGACAATTTTGATATCATGTGCGAAAGTAAGGGCAAGAACCTTGCAAGTCATGCACTGTATGAGCTAGCCAAAACACTATAACTACCATAAATACCGTAAAGGGTATTTATATGAGTTTTGCTAACGTTAACGTAGGTGCAACAGCAAATGATGGGTCTGGTGATCCATTACGTAACGCATTTCAAAAAATTAATCTTAACTTTGCCAATATTACTAGTGGCAATGCTTCTACTCCTGTGCATTCAGTTGCCGGTCGTACCGGAAACATTATATTGTCAGTTAATGATGTAGTTGGTGCAGCCAGTAATGTATATGCACAGAGCTATACTATGGGCAACAGCGCCAATTGGAATACCAGTGTAACTACCATTGGTGCCGCATTAGACCAGCTAGCCGCAAGACTAAGAGCAGCAGGTCATTAACCACTAAATACACTATGAGAGTAACTGACATTATTAGACAAGTGCTAGACATCGTTGATGCAGCCGAGCAACCAGAAGTTGAAATAGCAGTAGAGCCAATTGGCATGCCCAAACCAGACGAAGTGGCAATTATATCTGCCCTAGCAGGTGTGCCCGAACCAGAATATGCAAACGAACCAGCAGAAGTTGTAGCACCACTATCGGCTGCATTTCCTGGCGGCGACGATATGCACCAAGAAAAAAATCCTGCTGATATCAGAACTAACGCACCTAGTATGTACCCAGGATTTCAAGCGGAGAAACGATAATGTCAGCAAATGGAATCGCACAGTTATCAACTAAACAGGCCAAACAGGTTGCTAAATTAAATCTTGCAGCCGCTAAACGCCAGGCAGATGCTCCTAATAGAGACCAGGCCACTAGCGCAGATGATAGGTATACTTACGATATTAATAAATTACCAACTAAGTATTCTGGCAACACTATAGTAGATAATGCCAACGTTGGCGGGTTGATCCAAGGTCGTCCTTGGAGTTAATAAATGTCTTATAAAGCGCCTACTCCGGGTAGATTTGACGCAAGACAAAATACTACCGACTATCAGCACCCACAGGAAACTAACCTATTATCAGTTGAACGTGCGTTGCAGTACCGCTATGGTACCGGTGAACCTGAGCTGCGTGTTAATCTTGGCGCCAATGCTTTTACTATTTCTGGTAACGTTCTTATTCCGGGAATTGTACAGGTCTTTAGTAGCCCCGACGATCCAATACATTCACACATAACTGAAATAGGCACAAGTGGAATATTAACAGTTCCATGGATGCCTGTTGCTGGTAATGTTCGACTGGACGCAGGCACAAATCTAATTGGCAATGTTCGCATAACAGACGGAACGATCACAGTAGCCAATTTCCCAAGTAACATTCGTATTACTGACATGCCTGGCATTACTGGCAATGTTGGTGTAAGTGGCAACGTTGAAATATCACGTATGCCGGCAGTTACAGGTAACGTGCATGTCTATGGTAATGTTAGCGTAGACAACTTTCCTAGCAATGTAAGTATTACATCAATGCCGCCTGTTTCTGTTACAGGAAATATCAGTGGTATTACTACTTTACCAGCCGTTACTGGCAATGTCTCAGTTACACAAGGCACTAGCCCTTGGGTAGTAACAGGTAACGTTACCATGTCCACAGCAGCCAATGTACCGGCAGCAGTTTACTTTGCTGATACTGTACAGATGGATCCAACCGATCGTCTACGTGTTGTAACAGGTGGACAACAATGGTGGTATGTTCCTACTGTAGACAAAGACGGTGATCTGCGTTTACAAGAAAAATTTATAGGCACTGGCGCACAAAGTATTTTTGTTCAGAACTTGGCTAGTGTAGAAATAACACCTGGTTTAACATACAACGCCAACGCAAGTTTAACAGGCACAGCCATTCGCGCCACTCGTAGACGTTTTAAAACCTATCCGGGTGTTAGTACAGAATGGGTTGGCGTGATAAACTGGGACGGCATTGATGCCAACGTAGCAAAACGTATGGGTTTGTTTACTAACTACAACGGCATATTCTTTGAAGTTACCGATGACCTATACTGTGTAGTTCGTAAGCGAATGACTGATGGCACACTAGTTGAGACTCGCACTAAGCGTAGTGATTTTAATCTTGACCGGTTGGATGGAACAGGACCAAGTGGACTTAATTGGAACACTGATACTGTTACGGAAACCATCAGTGGGGTGAACTCTCAGAGCAACGTGGCCATCATTGGTGACGGCACAGTATATCGTGTTCAGTATAACATATCTGGAAACATTGCTAATGTAAAAGTAGGCGACAAGTATACTATTACCGGAGTTAGTCCTACAGGGTTTAATGGTTGCGGACTAGTTACCGCGGTTGATGCAGGCAACAGTCGTGCCAACGTGGTATACAATCAGTATCCAGGTACATATTCAAGTGTTAGTTCTGCCAGACTGACTCACACGCCATTCCATGACACCAACGTGTTCTTGTTTGACTTTAGAGGTTCGCGCACGGGTCGTATTAGATTTAGTTTACAATACAATGATCACAAGTATGTGTTGCACAACTATTTAGATCCCGTAACAGGCACACAGTTTGAAAGTGCCCCGGGCATAATGGATCGTAAAGAGATAGTTAACACAGGGGTGCCAGACTATACACCTCGTATGACCATCGGCGGATCAGCAGTTAACGTAGAAACTACTGCTGGTATAAATCCCAGCTTTGGTATTGCACAAACTGCTGTATCAGTTCTGTTTAATAAAAACACAGATGTTGGAAAAGAGTATGCGATCCTGGGACTGGGTATTCGTGCAGGTGAGCCATACCAACGTGCCGATATTCAAGTAAACGCTCTACAGCTAGTCGACTTGGGTAACTTGAATCCACAGAACTCAGGTATTTTTCAATGGCGTCTAGTCTTAAACCCAACAACCAGTGCAACACCCGCCCCATCTAATGTAGGCAAGGCCGCACGTATGTTCGACTATGTCAGTGGCACTACAGCCACGGGTGGCATTACCTTAATCGGAGGGTACGCACAAGGAACATTTACCGGTGATGTTAAAACAGCCCTAAACTTTTTGAATATGGGTTCAAACATTGACTACACCGATTCGGATACGGTTGTACTTTGCGTTAAGTTATTGGTAGGTGGCACAGATAATTCAAGCGTAATAGCTACATTTAACTTTACCGAAGATCTATAACCAAAACGTTTGACACAAAACAAAAGTCAGTGTAGACTAACAGTCTAAAACTCAATAAATACTGACTATGATATTTGGTTACTTTACCCTTTTTGTTGCGCTGGTTATCAGTGCCGTAGCAGCCTACTATAGTATTGTAGGTCTTACTGCTATCTTCTCTGCCGCGGTTATTCCTATTCTTATTATGGGCGCCAGCCTTGAAGTAGGTAAAGTCACTGCCGCTGTTTGGCTTAAACTTAATTGGGA